CTTCAATAGGGGATAACACGTATCCGAACCTACCCTCGGTCGGCCGAGTCGCAAGACACGGCGGCCTTGTGGGTCGCGCGACGACCGATCCCTTCTTCGAGCAGTTTCTTGCCGAGGAGCGAAAGGAAATCGAGCCTGAGTTCGTGCGTGTGATCCCCGATGCCGAGGCTGAGTGGATGGCGGTGACGAAGTACTCTCAGGAGCCCTTTGAAATATCGCCTACCACGTCGGAGTGCCTGGAAATTGCTACCGAGTGGGTAATCCAGGATCTGGCGCCTTACGTCAAGTCTTCGTTGGCAACGACGGAGGAAGTGTGTGATTATTTGGACCTGTCCAAGAATCCAGGTGGTTTGTGGATGAACACTGCCCTCACCAAGTGGGAGACTCTTCATTCTGAGGAGTTCATGCCCTGGTTTGAGGAGCATTATTGGCCATCACAGTTTACTGAGATGCCCATCTACACTTTGACTGCTTGGTTCATGAAAACTGAGATGCGTTCTCGCAAGAAAGCACTCGAGAACTCTCTCCGGTCCATTTCCGGCAAATCGCTGGAGCATATAATCGCCATGAACAAATTTGATTTGAGGTTCAATCTCGACTTTGCCCACATCTTCGGTGGTGTTAGTTGGTCGGCTTTGGGTGTACCCCTTGTTCGTGGGGGGTGGCAAAAGTCGGTCCTCACTCGCCTCGACCGGTTCCCCAATAGTTACGAAGCGGATGTCCGCCTCAATGACTCTACCATGCATTTGAGCACACACAAGTGTGTCCAGAAAGTTCGGACCGCTTTAGCTGACGACCATTTGGCTCAGCTCATGGCGAGAACCCGTATTTCTCTGGCGTGGCAGAATTTGTGGGAGCAAAAGTTTAAAGGGTTCCAGATCCTTTCCGACGGGACAGTTTTGTTCAAATGGGAGGGTCAGGACTCTGGCCAGTGTAGCACTATCGTCGTCAACACAATTGGCAGTAAAATTCGATTCAATGCTTGTTTCATTCAGTTGTGGTATGAGCGTTTCGGTCACTTGCCTCATAAGAGTGACTTTGAAG